CCATCGGTGTCTTCATGTCCTACGAGCAAGATGCCTTTGCTCGTCGAGGCAGCATCTACAACGATGCCAGCATCGTGGTGACGGACACCAACGCTCAGAACACGCAGATCCAAGGTTTCACCGAAACCTCCAGCTCCACCAGTATCTACTGCGTGACGTTTGGCGATCTGCAAACCACCGGCATCCAGGGCCCTGCCGCCCAGGGCTATGGCATCGACATCAAGGAGTTCGGCGAAGTGCCTGATGCTCCCGTCGATCGCACCCGAATCGACTGGTCGATCGGCATGGCAATCATGAACGGCCGTTCGGCTGCTCGTGCCTATGGGATCACCGATGCTGCGGTGACCGCCTGATCATCGCTCCATCTATCCATTCCCTGAGGTTCTGATTCATGTCTCGTTCTACTGGCCTAGCCCCCCGGCGGGGCTATCAACTGGATGCTGAAACCATCCTTCTCGGTGCTGTCAAAGCTGGCCCCCGTGGCCGTGCTGCTGAGACCCGCACCGGTGCCGCCCGTCTGCTGACCACCAACCTGGCCGCCCAGGATGAGTGGAAGCTGATCGCTGCCGGTGGCTCCAGCAACTCCGCTGGTGGCTACGTGCTGCAGGCCGCCCACGTTGCGGAGGGTGCCGCCCTAAGTTCAGCTTCCACCTACGCCAACATCGGCGTGGTCACCGCCACTGCTGGGCAAATCAACGAGGTTGCTGTCAGCGGCAAGCAGATCCGCGAGGCCGTCCGGGTTGCCGGATCGATCACTGGTGATGTGCGGGTGGCTGCTATCCGACTGCGCCCCGGCACCGGCACGCTGAGCATCAGCAACGTGGCGCTCACCTCCAACGTGGCCACGATCACCCTGTCGGCCGCCCACACCATGCTGGTGGGGGAGATCGTCACGGTGGGCTGCTCCAACCCGCTGGTGAACGGCACCTTCACGATCACAGCGGTGACCTCCACTACGTTCAGCTACGCCTCCACCCAGAGCAACATCACCAGCGCCTCGGCGACTGGAACCGTGACCAACGGCGCTGCTGCCCCGGTTGGCACCAACACGGTGGCCCTGGTTCCTGGCGAGTAAGCCGCTAGGCGATTTGTGTTCACCTAGGGCCCTTCGGGGCCCTTTCCACTTTGGAGCCCCATGAACTTCCCGATTGGCTACGGCATCGACCAGGAGCAACCCCAACAGGTGACAGGTGAGCCCGAGGCCCAGGAGCCCCCTGTGGAGCCTGCCTGCCCAATGCCGACCCGGAAGCGGGCACGGGTGAAGGGTGGGCAGTTTGCTGCTGATGACCCCAAGACCGAGCCTGATGAGGCATGGGCGGAAAGCTAGGGCAGCAAGGCTGAATTATGGCTACCCCACGCGACCCTTCAACATTTAGCTTTGATGCCGCCGCAAAGACGGTCACATTTAGCGCGCCGATACCAAGTCATCAGGCGCAGATTGTTTCGATCTTGAATGTTACTCGCCAGGCTTGGCTGTACGTTCCAGCGCGGACTGGCGGGACCTGGTCTTCTCCAGTATTGACACTGACCGCTAGTACGGTTGGTCACGCTAACAGTGATGTTTTACAGATTTATATTGATGATGGATCGGATTCTGCCACAGTCACCATTGGCGCATCGGTCGAAGTATCGAATGATGTAGGAAGTCCGCTCTCAGTTTCACCCAATTTCACCCGAGGTAGTGGAGCACTGGATGCAAACACCCAACGGGTGACGCTGGCAACTGATGGGCCAACGGTTTTGTCGTTGACTTCGCTGGATTCCAAGAGCCTGGCGCTGCCAACGGCTGACGCTCAGACCTCAGTGGCAACCTCGACCACGACGGTCCAGCTGCTGGCCGCCAGGACGGCCAGGAAGCGATTGCTGATTTTCAACCCATCAGGAGGGGCAGCGCTCAGTATCGGGAGCGCTACACCGGTGACGACTGCAAACACGTTCGTGACAATCCCCGCCGGGAATGGAGTGTTCCTGGATCAAGCAGATTTCACGGGCGTAGCTGGAGCCTGGTATGGCCTGCTGGCGTCTGGCACCAGCACCGCTCAGGTGCGGGAGTCGTATTGATGAAAAGCGCTTTTCTGTTTGGCGGGACGGCTGATCTGCTGGCATTTGTGCAACCGTCTGCACTGGTTGATTATCAGTTCCGACTGCAAGGAACGCTGTCGAATTACGGCAGTGTTGGCGGGTCGCTAACACTGACTCGCTCCGGCAATGGTACGTTTATTGGCAGCAACGGCCTATTGCAAACAGCCAGCACAAACGTTGCGAGGTTTGATTTTGACCCCGTGTCACTGACGCGGCGAGGATTGTTGTTTGAAGGGCAAGCGACAAATGCGTTGCAACGTAGCGAAGCGCTAACAACTGGCTGGGCGACTATTGGCGGGCCGGGTCGATCAACTTACACCGGAACGCTGCCAGATGGATCAACAGGGACAATTGAACGAGCGGCTATTGCGGCTATTGCGACAACGGGTCAAACATATATTTATGGTAATTCTGCCTCGAGTCAAGCCTCATTTACTTTGGGCGTTGTTGGAGCCTCTGCCTGGATAAAAAGAGTCTCTGGCGCCAATAGTATAGGCATTTACGCAACCAATTCAGGTCTATCGCCAGACCTTGGCGGAGCATATGCTGGAGAAGTTTTTACAATTACAGACAGCTGGGTCCGATACAGTTTTGCAAAGGCTTTAACTGGAACCAAGTCTAATTTTATGCAATATCAGTTTGGCCTAAATGGAAAAGCTATTGCGGGTCCGTACTCTGCGGTGACTATTGATATTTGGGGGCTGCAACTGCAAACCGACCGAGTTGACTCGTATATCCCAACTGCCGGCGCAACCGCCACCCGTTTTGCTGACTCCGCCAGTATGACCGGCCTTCCAACCGCTGGCGTAACCCTTGTCGAGAAACCAGCCGGCTGCGCAACTCTCAGCGCCGGCACCCTCACTCTCAATCCCGGCTACACAATCGACCGAATCATGGTGCTACCTGGCACCTATTCAGCTGATCAAATTGCCACCATCCGAGGGCTGATGTGATGCCGTTCGTCATCGAGGTGCTCTGCTGGTGCCCTGATCGAGACTGCTTCCGGCAGGGCATTACGTCTCAGGTGTTCCCCGATGGCACCCCGCTGGCCACGCTTGAGGCTGACGTGCTGATCCCCGCTCCCGGTGTTCACATCGACGAGATCGGCGCCATTCAGCGCGACGAAGCAACTACGATCGGCGGCAACCACGTCAACATTGCGGCTACAGGTGCGGTTGCCGCAATGCTCACCGCTGGCCTACCGCAGACCGGCACGATTTTCGAGCGGACCCACATCCTCGCCCTGATCCCTGGCCTGCAGTGGTCGGCCCTGAGCAACGAGGGCGAGCCGCCTGGCTATCTGGGCCCCCAGGGCGTGAAACTTTTCGACCGCTCCGCCGTCAACAGTCGAGCTCGGGTTTGGTACGTCAATGGAGACCAGCTGATCCCTGGCCCATCAACTGGGGGCTGAGTGTTGCAGCCAGGAAAACTGAAGCAACGAACTGCAATCGATGGACCCGGCTGATCAATCATCGGAGGACAGGGTTTCATTCTGGCTGCAGGTGATGCCGCAGGTTGCGGCGGGAATCATCCTTCTGGCGGTGGCTGGGATTGGTTATATCGGCATCACGGTTCCACGTCAGCTTGATCTGGTGCTTGAGAACCAGAAGGCAGTCCTGGCAAGGCAGGGTGCGACTGAGGGGAGGCTAGAAAAAGCTGAGGGCGACATCATCACGATTGACCGGCGGGTGACTCGCCTTGAGGTTCACCGATGAGCCGATACCTCGGAGCGTGCTTGGCCTTTGCTGGAGTCTGCTTAGTGGCCAGCGCAGCGGTTGGTGTTCTGGATTGGGCCTTCTGCCTCCAGTCAGGCGGCGGCTCGGCCTGCAGGGGGTCGCGGGGTGATGCCATGGCGGCACTCAGCGGGGCGGCAACCAGCGCGATGGGCGTGGCGCTGCAGGATCAACAGCCCTAGGCAGGTTGTTGTGCGTGGTACGCATTTAGTAATTCATCGTGCCATGGCGCTAGGTCATCTGGCCTTGTATCGCCCCTGGCAATGATGATCGGCTCAAAATTAACAACCTCAGCCTTTGTGCTTGTGATCATCTTTACGGTTATGCCAACAATTCCGCGATGAATACAGGGCGCTGAAAACATTGTGCCGCCCGGTAGAAGGTCAAAAGCACGGCCCATGATCCCCAGGCCTGGCCTTCCCTCGAACGGGAATACCCGTTCAAGGTCCCAGGAAACTGCGGCTGTGGGCATTGTGCCATCGCGTGATGCCACAGGTTGCCTGGAAAGCTGATGGGACACAAGTGGTAATCATGCCTGAGACTTTTGCGTCGGTGCGCGATGCAGCCACGGAGATCGCCAAGCGTGGGGAAATACTCCCGCATCAACTGGCGGCATTAACGGCCCTGGATCGTGGCTTGACTGCCGAGCAGCGGAAGGCCTTCACCGT